CCGCGATATACTACTTTAGCCATGAGGATTCCTCCAAAGAAATGAGATTTTTAGGCCCCGTTCCTTCAGGCGGTTTGCGTTCGCTATTTGCGAATAGCGAATGAACGTACCGTTCCGCCGTCCTACTTGCGTCCAGTTTCCTGGATGAACGTAAGGTCATTATAGACCCGTTGAATTATGTAGTCAAGTAGGTTTGTAAAATGTTATACCAATTTTATCATTTCTTAATCTTCTTCAATCTCCCAACACTTTTCAAACTTGTGTCTCAACTCATTTAACTTCATTTCTTCCCAATAAGTTAAAAGGTGATGATTAATTTCTGTTTCTTCTTCTGTAAACTTTAAACGATATTTGTTTTTAATATTAACCACTTTGAGCATGTCATCCATAAAAGTTGTTGGCATATCCAAAAACTCTTCGTATGTCATTAATCTCTTTGTCTCCAATCGTCTGGTTTATCTCCACCAAAGAAATCAATAATGTCATCAACACCATTAAAACGAGTTCTATGATTAGTTGGATCAGGATCTCCAAGGTCCAAAGCATTCATAAATCCATCAAGGCTATCTTCTGTCATATCTGGATTTGCAGCACGGCGTCTTGCTTGCCTTAGAATGGTTGCAGCAGAACGATTTGCTTTAGCAAGTTTTTCAGCCCAAATCATCTCACTTAACTCTACTGATTCGCCTTTTACAATACATTCACAGATTGCTTCAAGGCGTAAACGATACTGAGTAGAGAGCATGTTTAATCTCCGTATAGATTTATTTATTAATATGGAAGTGATTTCAATCCATCTAAAACATTCTGAAATCTTTCAGCACGACTTTTATGGTGCTCTACATTTTCTTCAAGGACACTTACGATATCATCCAGAACGATATCTAAAGAAGCATCAGTGTCAAAATATTTTTGGATTGCTTCGGCAAGATATCTACGCCTACTCCATTCCATACTATAGGGTTTGTAGTCCATGATAAATTGTATATTTGGATTGATTCTACACCTTCTTTGCAAATCTGTCAACGCTCAATATAACTCAACGTATGGTCTTGAGCATAAAGTTGTTGAATGATGATATCACAACCAATCTTAGGGTTGCAGTCACCACAAGTATAAACATCTACTGCTGCTTTACCTTCTTCTGGCCAAGTATGAATACTGATATGACTTTCAGACAATAAGCAAATAACAGTAACCCCTTGTGGTTCAAACTTTTTTGAAATTGTTTGTAGCACAGTTGCACCACTTGCAGTTGCTGCGTTTTCCAATAGGTCAATAAGACAACGCTCGTCGTCCAAAAGGACAAACGAGCATCCATATAAGTTAAGAAGGTAATGCTTTCCCATTATTCAATTGCTTCAGGGTCTATCCCATATTCGTTGATTAGTTTATCTATCTTTGTTTCTTGACCCGAAAGTTTCTCAATTTCAAAAATAGATGATTTTTGATATTTCTTAAGTTTTTTATATTGTTTGATTAGTTTATCAACTTCTCTATTCTTAATATAGACTTTTAGTTGAGTATCATCTTCTGTCTTAGAAAATCCTTTAAATCCTTCACTCATCTCTTTTTCTTTTTATCAGGTTGTTTATATCCCCACACTTTTGGGTTTACTCTACCATATCCAAAGTCAATTTTTTGAACTGCACCAGGACCATACTTATCATAATACATATCAAATAGATTTACTCTTTTCGCACAACGAGTTAAATCAATACACTCTTCACCATCTACAATATACCAAATCAAATATGCATCATTGGGGAGTGATGAATCTTTTGCTTTTTCTATTGTTGTTCTTTCTAACAATATTTCGCAACCATACTCATGCGGCAGAACTCTATTGATTTGGGATTTGCCTTCTGCCATCTTAGTTTTTTCTCCTACCGCTGTTGTCATGAACGACCACCCCATGTAATGTCGGGGTAGGCTTCTTTAACATTCTCAAATGATATCTTATATTTATTTGTAAGTTTTTTGTCCTTAGTCAAAATCAATACTTCTGCTTCACTTGGATGAAGTCCTTGGAGAAGGTTAATGAACATCATTTCTCTACGAATTTTAGATAGAGAATTATTTCCACCCTGAACAAAATGATATAGATTTTGCCACTCTCTTCTGAGTGAAGTTCTACCTCTACTATCAAGATCTTGCCCTGTAGCGGATTCTCCCCCAGCAGCTTCCTTGGTTAGATTTTCTGAAAGAGTTCCAGAATATACTGATTGCTCATCCGCATTCGCATAAGGAACGTCACCTTCAGGAACCAAAGAAATCACGCTATCATCAAAGTTCCAAATAAAAACTGCTTTTAGAGAGTCATGTTCGTATGTCTTTAATACTTCTACTTTCTTTGCGTTGCTTCTTTGTTTTGATACCAACTCTAAGACTTCAAATACAAAAGGATTTGAAGGTAGAGTTTCAATTGGTTTTTCAGTCGTCTTCTTCGTTTTCGTCGTCGTAGCCATAATAGTCGTTCTCAAATCTTACACTTACAATTTCGTCAGGAACCACCTGCCCATTTTCATCAAAGAACTCTGGATGTAAATATGGAGGTCTTGTCTCTAAAGCGTGTCTGTATACTAACCAACCAATTATACCTCCTGTCATAAAAAATAGCAAGGTAAACATTGTAATAAATGTGATTACGTATGCTGTTTCCATTTGTTTTCTCCAGAGAGTTTATTTTTTCCTGATATCAAAGTGAAAATCGATAAAGAAATGAAACTCTCTACGGAAAAGAGAGATCATTTTACCAAACTTCACTTGAAAAGTTTTTGGTTTTTCTGATCTTCTCCTCCTATTGCGTAATAATAACTCAACACCCCGATTTATTTGAGGTTCATTGTTATTTAGTTTGCTTCTTTCGTCGCCCTGGTCTTTTATCATGGCTATACTTCCATGCATCTTCTAATATACCGTAAAGGTAATTTCTAATTTTTCTTGCTTGTGGTTTTGGAATGTGCCCATATCCTTCTCGAAGTTGTTTATGAATTTCATCAGAACCACCTTCAAGATAATCATCAAGGTCTATTACTAGATTGTTAATTTCACTAGCAGTTGAACTTTCAATAAATTCTTCTACCTCAATTCTTTTTGTTCCACGAACTTTCAAATAGTCATAAAACTTCAATACAAACTGCCCATTAAAAGCATAATCAATTGCTTTTTCAACATCGCTATAAACTTCGTGAATATTAGTTTCCATTAAACTAGGTTTTGCTCCTTAAGATATTGAACTGTATCAGTACATCCACCAATGTGTTCATCATTTGCAATTACTTGGGGAAATGTAGAACCCTCTCCAAATTCTGCATAGAATTCATCCCTGGTAAAATCGATATTCAGTTTATAAACTACATATTGTAGTTCTGCTAACTCTAACACTTGCTGGACCTTTGTGCAATATGGGCAACCATCTTTCGAATAAACTGTAAACTTCATAACATTTGTTAAGTTTTGAAAATTATTTAGTGGACTTGTATTATAAGATACTGGAGGACTTCTGTAAAGGTTTGGCCAAGTGTCTCTGATAATTTCTGCTAATTTATAAGGAGTTTCAGAAGTAATCATTTCAATATCTTGATGGTATGTAATCAAGGTCTCCAACAATATCTTCTAGCATTACTCCATATTCTTTGAATCTTTTATCGCCAGCAATAAAACATCTCTGACGCATCCATACCGCATCGGCAAGAAGTTTTACTTGGTCTTCTGTGAGTGTTATGGTTTTCATTTTAGTTTTGCGAGTTGTTATTTGACAAAATACATACGACGACGATACTGCTCACCAGGGCAGTTTTCTAGATGCTCAATTTCTTCATCTGGAAGAAAGTTGACTCCTCCAAGAAGTTTAGCACCAATGAAGATTTCTGCAGATTTTTCACACATTAGAGTCGCGGCTGCACAATCCTTTTGGTAAGGTGATGCCGTGATAATACCATGATTCTCCAGAAGAATCAACTTAGGAAAATATCTATAGTGGTCCACAAACTCACCCACATACTTATCTACATTCTGCAACAGACGAGCACCAGGAGGAGCATAAGGGACAAGGCAGGATATTACACCATTCCTTACGATTTGGTCTGGAAACCATCTCTGACAGGCAAAATCATTGACCGCAGGAGAGCAGAGTATCTGTGTGGTCTTTGGTGGATGTGTATGAGCAATATAATTGATTTCTGGAAAGTGCTTCATAATCCAAGCGTGGAAAAGCACTTCAATACTTGGTTTTTTCTGTTCTGGATTTAGTTGTTGAGCATCTGTATTCACCAGAACTAAATCATCTTCTGATAGTGTGTGAAGACTTGTACCACTTGCTTTGATTAGAAAAGTATCTTCGGTCTTTCTCTCTGATACATTACCTTCACCACAAATAGTATAGTCAGCAATCGTGTGTGCTAAGTCTAGAAGCATCGTTAAGTATTGTAAAATTGTATTTAGAAATTGTATCAGATATTCAAAAAAGTTTTGTTATGGTTTCTACAAATAGTTAATAATGATAATGGTCTGTGAGTGATAGAAAGAACAAAAAGAAACCGAATGCTATGAAGAATATTAGAATTCCTAACATAAAAAAAGGAGTTCCAAAGAACTCCTCTATTTATTTTTAGTTTAGTATCAACCGATGGTTGGAGCAGTCAAGGCAACAGGAGTTGCTTCAACTGATGCAAGGTCCAAAGGAAAATTATGTGCGTTTCTTTCGTGCATTACTTCAAAACCAAGATTTGCTCGGTTAAGAATGTCAGCCCAGGTATTAATCACACGACCATCAGATGATAGAAGTGACTGATTGAAGTTGAAACCGTTCAGGTTGAATGCCATAGTGCTAACACCGAGAGCAGCAAACCAGATGCCTACAACAGGCCAGGCAGCAAGGAAGAAGTGCAGACTACGGGAGTTATTAAAGGAAGCATATTGGAAAATAAGGCGACCAAAGTAGCCGTGAGCAGCAACGATATTATAGGTCTCTTCTTCTTGACCGAACTTGTAACCATAGTT